TTATCTGCGAAGACGGTTGAAAATACGCCGGGTGGTGCTATAACTGATGGAAAAGACTGTTCTGGTGATAGTAAAAAAGAGCCGCATCTGGAAAGAATCCGAACTCTACGCAAAGCCGTGGAAACATATGGAGATACTGACCTTTTACGTGTTATGTATCCCGTAGCGGCGGTTGCTGCGGAAAAGAAATCAGCTGCTCGGAAAAGTTTTATTGAGGAAACATCGGATATGAAGCAATCCACGCTCTGTATATATTTAGAATTCATTTGCCGATTGATGGATGCTCGTCGTGTTGGAGGAAAACGTTGGTTCTTGAATGAAGTTGAATTTAAACGCTCATATGATGCGCCTGGTTCACAGTGGCCTAAGATGAAGAAAAAGTAATACTTAAGTAGAAATGGCATCTCCTAAAGAGTATCATCCGACAGTGCGGGGCATTTTAGAGTGGGCAAATTCAGAACTGGAGCATGTTGGTCGTATTGTTTCTATTGAAGATCCTGACCTTCAGTACAGTTATGCGATGAGCACAGTAAATGGAATGGCTTACCTAAAAGACGCACTCTACGAACTTGTTAATGATCCTAAATATTCTACGCACAAGGAGGATCTACTTCGTGTCCATGGAGCTGTAATTCGTACAATGAAGCACTTAGTTAAGGATTTCAATATTGATTTAGATGCTATCAAGGCTTTTAATACCAGAAAAGTCTTGAGCAATAGAAATTTTACCTACTTGAAAAATACAAAGAAAGAAAACACGCGTAATAACAAGACTAATAAGAATAATAACAAGACTAATAACAAGACTTATAACAAGACACGGAAGAATCGCAAAAATTAAGTTTATATCTTTCATCATTTGAAAGTGTTGTACGATGCTTTAAAAACTTAAAATATTTTGATGCTAAAGCATATTGTGTAGGCTTTATCTTCTTAATTACTTTTAATCTAACATATAATATCAATCCAACTTGCCATATCCGTTTATGTGAATACCGTTTATTTTTATACAACTGCTCTAATGTACGAATTGTATTTTCAACATCAGTAATAGTTGTATACTTTATTGGTATTGTATCCTTAGGATTTTTATCAATATAAACATCAAAACTTTTATCAGGGTTCTCTGGATTAAATAAGAAAGTCTTTCGTGTTTTATTTTTTCTATATTTCTTCATCTTTCGTGTTTTCATTTTATAGTATAGTTAGAGTAAAATTTGTCTACTAAGAAAGGATAAAATTTGTCTTAATTTTAGACATACATTGTCATCTAATGATGGCGGATGCCATCCTATTAAAAAGACTAGGGAAGAGTAAAATTTGAAGACTTAAAATCCCACCTTTAAGAAGAAATAAGATGTATCGTCCATGTTTTCTTGAAGAACAGGCCGTCTTAACTCCTAAAGAATTTGAAACAGCAGCAATTGACATGGAGGGCTTTTTAACTCTTCAACTCCGCAAGAAACTGGAGGGTCGGTGCTCACCGCAGGGATTTATTAAAGAAAATAGTTTAAAACTTTTGAGCAGAACTTGTGGAATGGCAAAATCTGGAACTTTTACTTCTGATTTTACATTCCGGTGTAAGGTTCAGTGTGATGTATTGTATCCAGCAGTTGGAGATATTGTAGAAACGGAAGTTCTTAAGGTAAATAAGATGGGCGCATATTCAGCCTTTGAGGATTCATTGCGGGTTCTAATGCCGCGTGATCTTCATCAGGGCAATGTAAACTTTGATGAACTTAAGATTGGAGATAAGATTCGTGTTAAGATTCTGAAAACGCGCTTTCAGTCACATGATGAATTTATTATGGCTGTCGGAACGCTTGAAGATATTGTTGCTGCTGCTCCCGCTGCTCTGCCTTCTGTTGTAGGCCAAGCTGCGGAAGTAATCGCACTATAAGTTCTTTCCGAAAATAAATGGATGCCGCTGAATATACCCGTCGCGAAAAGTTTTTAAATGCTCTCAAGCAACTCGGGGAACCTGAATATCTTGAGATACTTCGTCTGCTTCAAAAGAAGAATATTCACTACAGTGAAAATGCCAATGGAGTTTTTTTTGATATCGCAGCCTTAGACCAAGAAACATTCAATTCTCTTGAACAATTTATTGAATTTGTAAAGAAGAACCGTACTGAACTCTCCGAAAGGGAGACACTCATTAACTCATTTAAACAGAAGTAGGCGTTATTTTAATAGAGATGGCACCGTATACATCCTGGAAGAATTTATCTGCTGCTATAAACTCAAATACAAATAGGCATTGTTCGCTTCAAACTTTAGAAAAGCAAACAATGCATATTATTGAATCTGAACCGGCGTGGCTGGCTGGAACGGGTTGGAAACTTCTTCATGAAAGTATACCCGCCCATCCACTCAGTATACCCTGTATTGATGCTGACCCTTTTTTCCGGTACAGTGATAAAATTAATCACTCTAATGGAATTCGTACACAGATTTCTGAACTTTCACAAAAGTTTGATGATATCTACAAAGAAAACAATGGTCGGACTCGTGGCTGGATTAAATCGCATTTTCTTGCCTGGTTTTTGAAAGCCGAGGCTCTAGAAAAGTGGACATGGGATTACGACAGTTGCTTGAAGGATAAGTTGTCCTCGGCTGTCTGCGATTTTATAGCAGTCTGGTGTAGAATTACTATTGCTGTTTTCTTTCCCGAGCAGATGCGGATTGTGTGCTATCCAACTGGTAGGCCTATAAACGACCGTGTTATTTGTATTGATGGCGCATCTAGCAACTGGCTACTTGGTCCCGGTGGACCTTATGCTACACGCATGGAATTTAAAAGTTTGGCTTCTAAATTGGGCTGGAAGTGGCTAGCACCGGCATCCGTGTCTATTCCAGAGACAATTACCGAACTCAAGGCAAAAATCTCTGCTGGTGGAGAGGGCAGTTTACCAACAATGACAAAGCAAGAATTAGTGGGATGGATTTGGCGTACTGCTTTCATTAAAAATTGAAAGCACCAACTATCCGCATATTGTAGGTATGGAACTCCGTAAAACAGAATACGAAGAAATCAAAGGTCTCTGGTCCACGTGGCTGAGTCTGAAGGACACGGAGTTAGAAGCAGTCATTCAACGAGTGGATGCCACGCAATGGATGGATATTATGAAACGGCTACGTAGTATTGGTCTTCAAGAAGAGGTTCAGCAACCCTATCTTACAATTATAGTTGAAGGTGGAATGCGATGCGTCATCACAGGAGAAGATGCTGTTCGTAAGTACTGCCAAACGAATAAATTGCCTGATTCTGCGACCTGTAATGTTAAGGCAAATATTCGTGATATTCAGCCGATTGAACTAAAGGAATATGATGTCCGAATCAAGTTGAAGCGCGAACAGAATGTTTCCCGCGATGATATTAAGTTTCAGGAAGTCATTCTCAAATGGCCGCTCTTACAGAAAAGTTTCCGATACATTCGGCGATATTCCTTTTCAACAGCAAAGGGTGCTCGTTTCGATTTGAGCATTATCCGCCAATCCGCATATACACAGCAGCGAAGATATGCGACAGCAACTTCCTTTAAGGAGGCAGATATTCTAAATCAACCGCTGCGATATGAAGTGGAGGTGGAAGCTATTATAGAGGGCGCTCCTACAGAACCTTTGAGTTTTATCGGTAAAATCGGTCAAGTTCTACAAGGAAAACAGCGTTCACACGCAGTCATCAAAAATTCTCAACGAGCGGCCGTACTTAATTCATTTAAGAGTCTATTCGGACAGAATACTAAATTTCCTGGGCCGAAAGCAATTACACTAGAGAAGAAACATTTATTGCCTCCAGCAGAGAATACTCCAGACACAATTAGTCTGCTAGCTCTAAATGGAGGATATAATGTAACAGATAAGGCGGATGGTCTACGTGTTCTGCTTTTCGTATACGGAGATGACAAGGGTGAAGGCGGACAAATCTATCTAATTGACATGAATATGAATGTTTATGCGACAGGCTTAGTAACTGACCCGGCGATATGGCGTGGAACTGTGCTGGATGGTGAATGGGTCCAGCAGACAAAGAAAGGGGAGCCCCATAATACTTTCTACAGTTTTGATATCTTACGGACGCGTGGCGGAAAGGACTGTAGACCGCTTCCTTTCATCAGTTCATCACTTGTGCCTGCTGGTTCTGCTGGTGAAGGAGCACCCGTTGAGTTAGAGGCGCGCTATCGTTTACTAAAGGAAGCGGTAGCCGGTCTCTCCACCGCACAACAGTCACTTCGTCTACCTCTCATGCAGCAACTTATTATTGGAATTAAGCATTTTAAGTTTGCCTTACCGGGAACTCCTCAGCGTCAGATATTCGTGGAAGCAGCAGCAATGCTAGATACAACAAATACTGTTCCTTATGAAACGGATGGACTTATCTTTACGCCTAATGCTTTAGCTCTACCAATGGGAGTAGGCGCATGGCCTGCTCAGTTCAAATGGAAGCCCGTTGAGAAGAATACGGTTGATTTCCTTGTAATTGTTGAGAGGGAAAAGGATGAGGATGGCAACTTTCTAGCAGATGATATTATTCAGACTCAGTTACGACCGGATACAAATGAACTGGTGATCCATAAGACTCTGCGTCTCTATGTTGGAAGTGTCCGTGACCCTGCCTTTAAGAATCCGCGACAGACGATTTTGGAGATGATTCCTTTGCCTAATGCTGACACGGATGATTACAGGCCAATTGTCTTCCATCCGCTAGACCCGGTGGATGTGTATGCTTCAGTATGCCATGTTCCGATTATTACGGATGGTCGGGAAACGGATATTGCGGAATCAGTTATCCGTACTGTGGCGGACGGACAGCCAATTACGAGCAATATGATTGTGGAGATGTCCTATAATCCGGCCGCGGCACAAGGATGGCGGTGGCAACCCGAACGTATTCGGTGGGATAAGACCGAAGCATATCGTCGGGGTGTGGTGGGCGGTTCACTTAATGCGGAGAAGGTGGCCGATTCCGTATGGGCGTCAATTCATGACCCTATCACGGAGGCGATGGTGCGGGGTGAAGTGGAAGTGGCTGAAGAAGCGGAAGTGGCGGCACCGGTTGCTGTTGAGCGTTCATATGTAAATAAGGTTGACCAGCAGAATGAATTCAAGGTAAAAAATCTGAGGTCTTTTCACAACTTTATCAAGGGCACACTTCTCTTTGGTAAGACTCTACAGGCCGGATCTGCTGTTCTTGACATGGGATGTGGTAAAATCGGCGATCTTCATAAATGGTCCTCTGCTCGTGTTAGTTGGGTTCTTGGAGTTGAATTGGCGGAGGATTCGTTGATTAATCCACGGGATGGTGCTTACCGGCGCTATTTGAATAAGAAACTAGAATATCCCGAGGTTGCTCCTATGGTTTTCGTACAGGGTCGGTGTGAACGGCCTTTGGGAACAGGTGATTCTGGAATTACACCGGATGATCAGAGTTTGCTAAGGGCACTTTATGGAACTCCCGGCTCTTCTAGCAAGGTTGCTCCTTTCCTAGAGGCTACTGGATTAGTCGGAAAGGCAGCCGAGAAGTTTGATGTGATTAGCAGCATGTTTACACTTCACTACTTCTTTCAGGACCGAACAATGGTTGATGGCTTCCTGCAGAATATTGCGGATAACTTGAAGGTGGGTGGCTTCTTTATAGGCTGTTGCTTTGATGGTGAAACAGTATTTAATCGTCTTGCGCCTCTTGGGTTTGGCGGAGTTCTAACTGGAAAAGAGGGTGATACTGAGATGTGGTCAGTGGAGAAACTCTATGATTCATTGCCGGATGAACTGACTCTGCCGGATTCCGATGGAGGCTTGGGCCGAAAAATTAAGGTGAACTTCATCACCATCGGGGATGGTCATGAGGAATACTTAGTGAACTTTGTGTATCTGCGCAGTCGGTTAGCAGAGATGGGTATTGATGTTCTTACATCGGAAGAATTGACTGGGCTGGGCCTTAAGGAGACATCCGGCATGTTTAAGAAATTGTATGATGAAATGAACGGACGTTTTAATATGTCTCCTAAGTTGCGCGAATATTCTTTCTTGAACCGGTGGTTTATCTATCGTCGGCGTTCATATGGACCCTTGTCCGCAGCTCTCATTGGGGAGGGTGGTTTGCCTGTGACTGCGGCCGTGGAGGTTGTGTTGCCTGTGCTTCCTCCTTCTGCTCCTTCTCTTGCTGGTGCTGGAACAAGAGGTCGTGGCCGTGGTCGTGGTGGCGCGACACGTGGAGGAACACGGGGTGGAAAAGTCTAAATACTAAATCTGCGCATTTGTTGTCTTTTATGCGTTTTCTGAATTGGCAAAGGAGAATAAATTCCCACATTTCGCGGAGATTCTTCTAGCAATACTATAAATTTAAATATATCTACAGAACCAAAACTTACCTTTTTAAGTTTTTGTTTTGGAGTTGGTGTTCTATTGTCATGGAGGGTAGGTTCCGTGTTAACTTTTTTAATTCGTATAGATAACCGTACTGTTGGCGTGGACCACTCCATACATATTAAGGGTAGGGATATTTTAAATTGTAAAATTGAGTGTACTGTGAATCATAATCAAGAAAACGGGAAAATTGTTGTTTCTGTTACATTATGGAAATAAAATTGACTTATATGTAGTAAATAAAGGTACACAATGCAAGAACCAATTGGAAAGGAAATACATATTTTGGACCTCAAACAGGGTGAAAAATACTACGCATTTTCTACACGAAATGATAGTCGATTTAGAGGAATATTTACTGATTATTGGACAAATACAGTTGGATATAAAATGGTTCATTTTCACGATGGATTTTATAAATCTTCTTCTTTTACGCAAACATATGGTCCTTTTCAAGAATTTGAAATGGGGATCTTTTGGCGTGTATTTGAAATTGGAGAACAATCATATAAATATTATAGAGTTTCGCGATTTACTGAGGCTGAGAAGAAGGAACTGCTGGAACGGTGTGTTTTGCGGGAAAGGCGGCAATATGAACGGGGTTTGACTGGAACTACTAACAAGGATATGTGGTTGCCACGCGACCTTGTTCGTGAAATTAGTCTTAGGTATCTTACAGATTCTACTGTGGGATGTGCTGGGCGCTGGCGTTAAATATATGTCGTATATGTATTCGTCGCAAATCGCGTCAACATAACATCGCGCGTTGAATACACATCATTAGAGAAGACTGACCCCTTCAATGACTTTGCCATTTTTGTT